CGGTTACATAAAAAAGAGATGAAAAAACTTGACTACACCAGTATATGGAGCCCATGAAGCAAAAGCCTACTACGTCGTAGAATCAACCTACGGCGTAACCCCAACAAATCCATCCATGACAGGATTAGCCACTGCCGAAAACGTGGAACCCGACCTGAACCCGGGTCTAATCAGGGTCCGGGGCACAGGTTCCAGAGACCTGCAGTCCATCCGCAAAGGATTACGGCAAGTAGGACTCAAAATTGCCTATAACCTGCCCAGCGCATCCCCCATCGACTTTCTGCTGCACATCCAAACCCTAAACTCCTTGACTGTAGAGGTCGTCTACGAAAAATCAACAGGAATAATCGATCTGCTCTACACGGGTTGCAGATTCAACAGCCTAACCGTTGAATGTTCCATAGAAGACCTCCTGAAAGCAACTGCCGAGCTGATCGGACAGGATGTGGCTGTGGGAACCAGCAAAATCAGCGGCGCAACCTACGCTGACCATTCCGGAGCCGTGCCCTACTACGAAAGCTACGTCAAAAAGGACACAACAACATTAGAGCGGGTAACAGACTTCCGTTTCACCATCGAAAACAACCTGAAACGTGTGCCAGTGATCAGAACAACAGACGGGCATCTGCTCAAGTATCTGCCGGAACGGCACAGAAACTGCAGCGGAGAAGTAACTTTTGACTTCGAAACCAAAGACGAATTCGATGACGTAATCAACGACACGGAATTTAGTTTGGAGTTTGGGCTGGGAGGAACCAACAAAGCGGTTTTCAGCAACTGCAAATGGGACAGAGTCTCGCCGCCAACAAGAATAGAAGACTTGGTTTCTGTGAAGGCACCATTCGTTGCGAAGGCTGTGGCAATCAGCTAGGCAGGTGATGTTTGTTGAGGACGGAAACTGTTGAAATCGACAGCCGATATGGCAAAGAATACAAGGGAACGTATGTTTTTCAGGAGATCTCTTGGGCAAAACGTAACCGCATCATCCAGAAGCATACACGGTATCATCCGGTGACAGGTCAGGTCGTGAAGAGCGATTACGTGGCGATTCAAGCGGAGACCATCTGGGCGAGCCTCAGGGAGCAGCCAACAAAGAAGCCGTTAACTTTGGAGAAGTTGCTCAGCGAAGAAAACGGAATATCCATCGAGCTTGGAGAATTGTTTAGCCAAATCGTCAACAGATTATGTACTGTCACGGTTGAGGAGACACGTTTTTTATCAGAGCAATCAGACGAGGCAAGCCACATTCAGCAGTCACAAAGTTTAGGCTCTGCAAAGAATTCGGATGCACCCCAAACCAGCTCGATGAGCAACCAGCCAAAACCATCCAAGAGTTCATCCTGATTCTCAACGAGTTAGACCGTCAAGCGGAGGAAGAAAAACAGAAGATGGAGAGGAAAGGGAAATGGCGATCGAGATAAACTATGACGTAATGGGTGTTGAAGAGTTCAAGGCTGCAATGGAACGGTTCGATTCTGGCATGCAGCGTCATGTGCATGAGCGGTTGGCGAACTGGGCTGCGGATGTTAAGGCTTTAGCTAGGCAACGGGTTCCGGTGAAAACTGGGCATTTGCGAAGGTCAATTTACGCCAAAATTAGTGAGTGGGTTGCAGAGGTTGGTGCAGAAGCCTCCTATGCAATGTTTGTTGAGTTGGGGACTCGTTACATGAGGGCTCGTCCATTCATTTACCCTGCTGTCCAAGAGTTTCTGCCTCAATTGGAAGCCATAATTGGTGAAGCCATTGAAAACGCCAAAAGGGAGACAGGTTTGTGAGTTTTCGTGAGATAGCTGTTACAGTAAGGGCGGTTAACCGTGCAAGCCACGAATTTGTGAGAATCCAAACAGACGCTGAAGCCCTAAGTGCAAGAATCAAAAGTTTAGGTTCCGCCATCGCTGGCTTAGGAGCATCAGGTGTAGCTGTTGGATACGTTGCTCACCAGTTTGGTTTACTGAACACTGAACAGGCTCGAGTTTTCAACAGCGCAATGATGGTTGTCACGGTTATGGGCACTTTCATGCGAACCAGCATAGGCGTAGCTGTCGCCCAGAAAGTGTATGCTGCTGCATGTTGGATAGCAACTGCTGCCCAAAACGCCTTGAACATCAGTTACGCCACGTTCTTGGCTCTAACTGGTGTAGGCGTAGCTGTGATTGTTGCTGCCGCCGCTGCCATGTGGCATTTTGCGTCCCAGATGGATGCTGCAACCGCTTCTGTGAATAACTATAATGCTGCTTGGACTGAAACTTCAGGTTACGGACGAAACGTCAGGCGGACTGGAGAAGAGGAAGCTTTCAGGAGGAGAGGCGTCGAATGAGCGTAGCCTTGCCTGTTGTTGCCTTGGCTTTAGGTTCGGTTACGCCTCCTCAAGGTGATGTTTTAGATTTGAGGGTTCATCTGGGCTGCACCAACGAAGTTTCAAGTTTTTCCTGTCTTCTCCAGAATTTCGACAAAAAATACACCGAGACCTATCCCATCAACGTAGGCGACAACGGAAGCTTAAGCATCGGAAGAGGAACAAGCTGTCCCCTGATTGCTACGATAAGGGTTGAGGAAGTTGTTTGCGAGTCTACGCCTGCTGAGAATTACATTCGGGTTAAGGGGCGCTGCTGGGGCGAGAAGCTCTTCAGGCGGGTGATAACAAAAACGTATGAGAACCAGAAGGGCGAGGCAATCGTAAAGGATTTGATCGACTATTATGCGGGTCTCAGTCATGTCCGAGACTCAACTGAGCTGATAGAAGACACGGATACAACATACACGCTACTGGAGTATGAGAACACTCCAGTTTTTGATGTTCTACGATACATTGCCTCTTCAGCTGATAAAGCGGGAGTAGTCGGGTTTGACTTCCGAGTTGAACCTGACGCCAAATTTGCATTTTTCCCACGGAACAGTAAAACCAGCAGCATCAACTTAGCTGAGCTGATCGAAGTAAGCGAGTATCGACGGGACATTCATCGAATAAGAAACAGGATTATGACGTATGGAGCCAGAGGACGACCTTACCCCTTGGATGTTGATGGGCACCCATGGAGCGATTCCCTCACAGAAGACCTAACTCAAGTAGAATATTGGCTTGAACACGCCCTTGGAAAATGGGAGCCCCTAACCGGAAACACGACTATGAGTATAGAAACATCCAGTGTATTTCAGGGGTCAAACTGTGTCAAGGCGACCTGCACAGCTTACATGTATTATGTTTCTTTTTGGTGGGTGTTCACGGATGGTTACGTAAACGCAAGCCAGTATCCAGCCTTAGTTTTTGCCATAAAAGCAGATGCTCAACATACCTTAAGCCATTCAATCGAACTTCACGACGGCACTGGCGACGACAACGTTGTCTGGAGAGGCTTCACGATTCCGAAAACTGGAGAATGGGGAGTAATCAAAGTTGAGATAGGAAAAAACCACGTAGACGAGTGGACAGAGAGCATTTTCAATGTTAGCGATTTCAGGTGGGACCTCATAAGGGGCGTCAGATTCAGCATCAACCAAAAATCCGGACAATATGGAGATGTTTTGGTTGACATGTTCCATTTTGGAAAGGGACGATGGGAAGCAAGACGCCCATTAACTTCACAGGAGCCGACAAGCAGCCAAACAGCGTATGGTGTGCGTGAACTGGTGGAAGTGGATGAGGAACTCCACAGTGACAACGAATGTGACCTTCGGGCTAAGGCTTTGCTGGCGCATTTGGAGAATCCAGCTGAGTACATAACGGTGCGCAGCTCAGTCATCGACTATGGCACCGACATGTTGTTGCCGGGAGACAAGATTCATGTTATTCTTCCGAACGAAAACATCGACGCTGACTACCGCATCATAAGCGTAGAATACAGACTAAATGCTGCAACACAGACTCTTGAAATCGCTCTGGAGCTTGGAAAAGAAACGCCCCTGCTTGCCGATTACCTGTACACCCTGCGAAGCAAAAGCAGTTCGTTAGCGCGATACAAACTGGGGCAATGAAATGGATAAAAAAATTTTGAACAGAATCGACAAATTACGGTTCGGAGACCTTGTTCGAGTCTACTGGCTAGACGCAAGCGAAGCCATGGGCAGAACCGGTGAAGGAGAAGAACCACATTTTGACACTCCCGTCGCCAGCGTCGGACATTATGTAGGAGTTAAAGGAAAACGGGCAAAGCACCTGATTCTGCTGAAAGACATCTTCCAAATCACCGAAAAAACGTATGATCTGGTCTACAACTGCATCCCATTAGGCATGATTGAGAAAATCAATGTTCGAAGAAGACAAGACTTGGAAGAAAAATTCCACGAAATCATCAAGAAAAACTTGGTGAAAATCAAAACCAAAGGCGGACGTTTCGTCAAGGTCAAATGCAGGTGGAGAAAACATGAAAGAACAAATCTCTAAACTGTTAACAAAAAAAGTTCTGGTGAAATCTGGCGAAAAAATAAAACGCGTCGAGATTCCGCCAAGCCAAACCCTAGTTTACGGTGTCCTAGCCACTATTGCAACATTAGTTTCGCTGGTGACCCTAGAGATCGCCCACATGGCATTCATGAACAAATTCAACGCCGAAATCTTCGCAACCATAACCCTAATCGTTGGAACCCTACTCGGAACATTCTTTGGACAAAAGGTGTGAACATATTTGAAGACTAATAATAC